CAACAAATGGCACAAACAAAAGCAACAAATGCACAAACTTCACAAGCAGACAATGCACTGATTGCCGCCGTTAAAGCTGCCAACGCCAAACCTGGATATCAACAAACACTAACAGATAAAAATACAATCAAACAAGGTGCAGCCAAAGGAATTTATGAATCGCTGGGATTAAAAAAATATACCAAATCTCGTTTACTTGTAGAGGCTGCCAATCTAAATCAACTAACTGATTGGTATGAAAAAACTGTAATTCCAAAAACTTATGCGAAATTTGCGCAAGAATATTTAAAAGAGCCAACCATTCAAACTTCTCTGCAAAATATTGCAAATGCAGAAACTCTGTCTGATGCTAGACGTAAAACAGAACAGGGAAAAGAATTTATAAATCTTGTGGCTGCAACGGCAGTGATAAGTCAAAAAATAACTGCTGATAATACACAAGCAGCCACAGCAGCCTCTTCGGGCAGAACTTCTGCAGGGGGTAGTAGTTTGCCGTCGGTTGCCGCAGCAAAAGCAACACTACAAAAACCACCAGTGTCTATGCCGCCGTCAACATTAGACGCTGTGGAAAAAATAACTGGGGCTTTACCCCCAGTAAAAAGTGACGATCAACAAACAATCAACTATTTAAAAGCCCTAGGATTTGACACAAAATGAAACTACTAGAAGGTGGAAACGTATTCAAAGATGGGGATGGCAATCCATTGACCGGCCGCATCAATCAAAGTGATGTGGCACAAACTGTGCAATGGATCGAAACACTGACCGGCATTGAGTTCCCACGTGAGCGTTGGCTGGGCTCAACTGGCCGTAAACCCACATCAGGCGATTTAGATCTAGCAGTTGATGCCAGCCAAGTTACCAAAGATCAGTTGGCAGCTAAACTCACCCAATGGGCAAAAAGTCACGGTGAAGATCCACGCAACTGGGTTAAAAAAGCCGGTGAAGTACACTTACGTGCTCCTATCAATGGCCGTCCAGAAAATGGATTTATACAAGCAGACTTTATGTTTTTTCCCAACTTAGATTGGGGCGGCTTTTATTACGGCGGCGCAGACGATTCAGTTTACAAGGGCGTGAACCGTAATGTGTTGATGAGTTCAATTGCCAAACAACAGGGACTCAAAGTGGGTGCCAATGGCATGTTCAGTCGCACTACCAATCAACTGGTCGACGGCGGTATGGATCCTGACTACGTGGCCAAAGTATTGTTAGGTCCCAAGGCCACACGAGAAAATCTCAAGAATGTAGAAAGCATTTATGCTGCTCTAGCAAGAGATCCACAACGTGATGCCAAGCTGGCTGACTTCCGTGACTATCTAGCCAGAGAAGGCCTGCAAGAACCCGGCACAGTGAATGAAAACACTGATGTACATTTCTTGGCCAAGTTGCGTGACAGAATTGTCAATCAAGGCATGCTGCCGCTGATCGAAGCTGAGCCAGTCAATCCATATCAACTATACGAAGCTGAAGAACCCAGTGTGGGCGGCAGAGCCAAGGGTATTGAACACTTGGAAGACCTTGTGTTTCGCAAGGGTTCACGTGGTGTGGATGAAGCATTGGCCATCATACAACATGCCGCAGAAGCACCACAAAAGACCACCAGTGTAAAGTGGGATGGCAAACCTGCTGTGGTATTTGGTCGCAAGCCAGCCACAGGTGAGTTTGTGCTAACAGACGGATCAGGGTTTGAAGCCAAGGGCTACGATGGGCTTGCCACTAGTCCCCGAATGATGGCACAAATTCAAAGCACAAGACCTGGCGAGCGTGGTGGCATTACTCAACTGTATGCTGACCTTTGGCCACAACTGGAAGCAGCAGTGCCCACAAACTTCCGTGGCTATGTCAAAGGCGATTTATTGTACTACCCAGAGCAGCCATGGACAGAAGAAGCTGGCAATCTTGTGTTCAAACCCAACACAGTGGAATATCGTATACCGGCCAAGAGTGCCCTGGGCCAACGTATTCGTAACAGCACCACAGGCATTGCCATGCACACCATGTATGCTGACCAAGGAGAAGCCAAACAACCACTCAGCAGAGTGTCATTTAACGAAGTGCCTGGATTGTTATTGATTGATCCAATCTACGGCAAAGGTGTTACTCCCCAAGATCCCGCACAAGCCAAAGGGCAATTGGCCTTGATCAAACAGATCAAACAACTTCGCAGAGAAAAAGGTGCTGCCATTGACACCTTGTTTAATCCCAGAGAACTAAAGGCCATGCAGATAACTGACTTGGCCAAATTGTGCGTGGACTACATCAATGCACGTATCAAAACTGGCGGCAACTTCAACAACTTATTGGCTGAGTTTGGACAATGGCTGCAAACCAAAGTCACTCCAAGAAAGTTTGCCAACATTGTTGAATATCTGCGCAGCCCAAGTTCCAACACAGACGGCCTGGCTGCCGCATTTACTCTGTTTATCCTGCTACACGACTTGAAGCTGGATATCCTGCGTAATTTGGATTTGAAAGATCCCGGGCACGAAGGTTGGGTGATGGCCACTCCTGCAGGCTATGCCAAAGCCGTCAACCGCTTTGACTTTACCGCCAGAAACAAAGCTCAAAACAATCCCTAACTGGTATAATTTTTGGCCAATTGGCTAAATAAAAGTAGGGCAAAAGCCCATATACTAAAGGAGATTTTCAAATGGCAGTTTTTACAAAAACAAATGGTACCACACAACCAGTATTCAACATGGACACAGCCAATGGCAACATTGGCGGAACAGCTAACATTGCTGCAACAGGTTCAGTTAACTTTCAAGGTCCAAAACTAGACTTTTTCTCAGTTGTTGCTAACGCTTCACTGACCACTTCTGGCAACGTCAATGGCTACATCAACAATCTGTTGACAGCTATTCAACAAAATTGCACAGTGGCCATGTATCAAGTGAGCCCAGCTGCACCCACAGTGTTGAACTTGGCTATCTATCCAACTGGCGTGTATAGCAATGTAACATTGTTGGCCACTGCTAACACCAGCGCAACTGTTTCTTCAGGTGGACAAGACATCCAGTTGAACTCATGTGCCGGTAACGCTGTGTTCACCACATCAGCTACCAACTTCGCACCAGTCTAATATAATAATAATTAGATTGTTGTATTCCAACCCTGGACATAAAAAATCCAGGGTTTTTTATTGGCCGTAAATATGCCATGACCACACGGATTCGCGTAACCACTGATTTTGACTGCACCAATACCGGGGTTACAGGGCATTTTAAACCCAGTAAATTGCCTTTTCGAGATCAAGCAGATCAACTGATTGAAACGGAAGATGACTGGACTAGATCAAGAAATCAACAGAGGAATTGGGAAACATTATTTCAGTTGGTTGGCCTGTATACACAGCCACAGGAGATTTCAACTGCCGCTGTGGTTGATCAAAAATGGATATTTGAATTTGACATTGAGTTTGACGATATTTTCAATCAAGATGACGATCCGCTAGGACTGCTCAAATCTGTTTGTCAGGGTGTGCCCATGTTTATCAAGCATGATGATCACTACAAAATTGTCACAATTGACTATGGTGCAAACATCAAGTTTGACTTGGTTAACAATAAATAATTTATTAAAGGGCCACCATGGATACCAAAGATATAGAGAAAAAAAGTTTAGAAGCACATGTTGAGCTTTGCGCTGAACGCTATAAACTTTTAGAAACAAAAATTGAATCAATTGATGAAAAGATTGATACACTGTTTTCTGTAATTGCCGAAGTGCGTGGCATGGTTCAGGCTTCAGCAGCAAAGAACAATGACAGGTTAATCAGTTGGGGATTGGGTGTTATTGGATTCCTTGTGGCCACTGTAGGCTGGTTGGTATCACACTACATATTGATCAAATGAAAACCAGCCAAAAACTTGCTGATTTGGTTCAACGAGAACTGCCCCAATTGCTCAATCAAGTGATCATTGATGACGGTGGAAAATATCGTGCATTCGGCAGTTATCTTATTGAATCTGGCACACACGGATACACTGTAACACGTGGAGATGATACAGTTGGCACATTCAGTAGTTCTAAAAGTGCATTGGCTTGGTGTATTGCAGACAAAAACAATCAGCTTAATCTAGCTAGAGAAATACAAAATTTAGATTTTACATTGACAAGACTGCGCAACGATATCGAAATTCGTGGCGGTATTGCCAAAACCAGTCGTGGACAGTTATGGGAAACTGCCCACGTAAAAACTGCTCAAAGGTATGAGCACAGCAGGCATATAGAAAACGAATTAACAAAATGTATAAATTCGGCTAAATACCAGCAACTTCGAGGATTCCATAATGAAACTGCAAGAACTGGCTGTTAAACGCCCGACACAACAAATCGCTAAAGTATTTGAAAGCCATTACGGCCAACGTATACCTTTTGACTCAATGAACTTGTCACAAGCACGAACTATGCTTGGCCGAGTTCGCAAACTGGTCAATGAACACCGTGCCAATCGTGACTTCCATCAAAGCGAACGCAATCCTGCTTACATCAAATTGATGATGATGGAACAAGCATTGTCACAGCGTTTGTTTGAAGAAGAAGTAGTTGCCATTGATGTAAATGATCCTGCAATGAAAGCCATTCAAACCAAGATCAAGAACAAGCAAGTTCTAAGTCCCGATGAGCAAAAGAAAGCCACTGCCATCCTGGCCATGCAGACCACAGAGAACTACAACACCGGTAACTTCCTCAAAGAAAGCGAAGTGCAACAGGCTCAAGTTGTTCTTGCTGCTCAAGACATGGTTGACAAGATGCAGAAAATGATTGAAGACACAACCAGTTTGCAGTTTAAAGAATTGCCTGCACTAGTTGATTCAATTAAAAATCAAGTTGGTGTTGAGCAAGCTGCACAATTCAACAATGACGCCACTGCTGCATTGGCCGGCTTGGTGCAAAACTTGCAAAATAGCAAACTACAGATGGAACAGGCATTGGGTGTGGTTACTGGACAAGCTGCCGCTCCTGTGGTACCTGGTGCCGAAGCTGGCGCCGAATTAGGCGCAGAGCTTGGTGCTGACGCAGGTGCTGAGCTTGGTGCCGAAGACGATCTTGACGCTGTGGCTGCTGATGCAGCCGACGACATGGATCCTGAACTGGGTGCCCCGGTGGCATCATTGGGTCGCGAGCGTAGATAATGCGTATCAATGAAATGGCAGACCCAACAGCCAGTCGGTTGCTGGGTGTTGCTAAATTCTTACTGGGTCGAGCAGAAAACACCAATGGTAAGAAACAAATCAATACTGGAACTTTTGTAAACATTGCACAAAGTTTAGGTATTGAAATCACTCCGCAGACCCTAGCAGATCTCAGCAATCAACCTCCGTTGAATGGCGTGATAGAACCTATCGAACCAGGCGCAGATATCATTACCTTTTCCAATGGGCAACCTGCCGTTGCCATGCCGGTAGACAAGGCTCAAAACATTGTAGCCACAGCAGCCAAATCAGCCGCCAAAAAAGATCGCGGCGTTTGATTAAACTTGTCAACATTGTGTTGACTTTGAACGTTAAATACAGTATACTATGCTGTAGGAGGCCCGTATGAAAAAACTCATTGCTCTCATTTTGGTAACCATGGCTGTGT